TCATCATACTCACTGAGCAAGCCCAGCAAAAGGGCTTGACTCTCCTCCAAGCTTTCAAGGGCGCTGACATCCCGACATCCACCTACTACCGAGCGGTGAATGGTGTTACGGAACTGCGCCATGAAACAGCAGTGAAGGTAATGAACTCAATTGAAAAACTTCACTCACTTCAGCAAGCCCGTAACTATACCGAATCACTACGAAGAACTGGTGAGAAGGTTAATCGACGCACGATCCGTGCGAAGTTTAAGCCAAGAAGTGTTGGCTGATAAGATAGGATGCACTGTCTCTCTCATTCACAAATGGGAAACGCACAAGCGAATACCCTCTGGCTTCATGCTGATGTGTTGGCTTGATGCGCTCGACTACGAGATCGAAGTCAAGCAGCGGAACAATTGAATGCGAGTTGTGTCGCAAGCGTGTTGAATATTTCGTAGCAATTCTAAAGACTTACACAAGCCATACCTTCCTTTGTCTCCCATGTTATGAGGAACAATGCCGAATAAGAATAAATCAAAAGGAACCTACCACGAAAAGTGGATGGTTGAATGGCTTAGAAAGCAAGGCATCCTCGCCAAGCGACAGCCCCTCTCAGGTGCGCTCGGCGGTGAATACCGTGGTGACATCCTCCTCAAACTCTTGGGACACAGACTGGTAGGCGAGGTTAAGTATCGTGACCTGTCTGGATTCCCAAGCCCCTTCTCTGTCCTAGATAAACGGGACATTGCTTTTTACAAAAGACGGAGCGGAACTCCGCAAGTGGTTGTCATCATGTCTGGTGAAATCTTTAAACAACTAATGGAGAAACCAAATGAGCGAGTCACAGAACTTGATGGTTCTGGAATACCTGAAGAGTGGGAAGACATTGACCCCGATTGATGCCCTTGATTTGTTTGGGTGCTTTCGATTGGCGGGCCGCATCTATGAACTGAAAGATGAGGGTTGGCCTATCCACTGTGAGCGTAAGCTAGTGCAGAGCGGCAAGCGCGTAGGTCACTACACCATGACGCAAGATCAAACATGGTGGCCCAATGCTTGATGTATCCAAACGTGCTGCTGGTTTGCTTGGCCTCATGCTTGAAGAGGCTGAGATAAACGAAGAAGTGATCTATCACGTTGGATACTATGCTGCTGGTCCGCATAAGAAAGATGCCTACGAGTTGTATAAGCAGGGCAAATGCATCCTGTATCAGCGCAAGCGAGATGATGGACTGTTCCAATACATTGCTCAGAAGCGGTGACGCATGAGCGTTCAGCCCAGCACAAGAACACAAGACGAAGACCTTCTGTTAATCTTGAAGATGCGCAGAAGGCATGGCCCATTGGTTACTGCTGATGAACTCAACTTACCAACTGGTAAGGTGCGAGTAATCTGTAACCGCATACTGAATGACGATCTTAAATACAGCACGAAGGATAACATAGAAACCAAACAGCAAGTGCTGGCTAGCTACTGGAGAAAATAAAATGAAACTACTCGCCATCCTACTCATCACATGGATCGACGGCTCTCAGTCTGGATACAAACTACCAGCCGACATGAAGTGCGGCGATCTAATGGATGAAGCTATTGCCTTAGCTAAAGCCAATGACATGGAATACACTATGATGCGCTGCATCTATACAGATCAGGTCATCGTATCGCCACGGCCCATGCCAAGACCGAACAATTTATAACGGACAGACACGGACATTTACTGGACATGTCCAGATTGTCCGTAGTCCAATGACCGGACGGACACGGACACACCCCTATAGGGGTGTCCTGTCTGTCCGGATGGATCACAAATGGAGAAACAGAATGACAATGTATGACATGAGCCGAGAGATGATCCTTGATACAGCCAAGGAGTATGTCTCAACTGATCGAGCCAAAACACACGGCAGTATTGAACGGAACTTCGAACACATCGCAGCGGTATGGTCTGCGCGTTTGCGCATGAGCATCACCCCGCATCAAGTTGCCATCATGCTGATTGATCTCAAGGCAGCACGAGCGTGGAACAATGAAGAACACGCTGACAACTGGATCGACATGGCTGGCTATGCTGCTTGCGGTGGAGAACTGAGTATCAAGTCACAACTATAATGGAGAAAAAAATGACCAAAGATAATCCTGTGGTTTACTTAAGCCAGCGGGCTACGCCTCGCCTCTTAGACTCACCACTCTTCCTTGCATTCTGGAACGCTTATCCTCGCCGCATAGGCAAGGGCGCGGCACGGGCTGCATTCGTTCGCGCCTTAGCCTTAGCGGATGGCAATGACATTGTTCAAGCAGCCATTGCCTACGCTGCCCACTGCATTGAGGCAAAGATTGAGCCTAAGTATATCCCGCATCCAACCACATGGCTGAACGCAGAGCGATGGGAAGATGATCTAGCTACAGAGGAAAACAAATCAACATCGGGGTGGGGCAATGTCTTCAATGAACTATGACCAACGCATCAGTCACATCACGAACTGGTTTCGAACTGACATAACAATCAGGTTCAACATGCCACGAGATGTTGATCCAAAGATTGCAGCGATGGATGTGATTGAAGCAATCAACGGCAACTTACCTTCACCACTAACAGAAGAGCGGATCGGAACCCTCTTGGCCTCAATCACCAGAGAGGTTTCACGATCCGCCAAGAGCCGCACCCTGCCGACTGCTAAAGAGTTTGTTGATGCAGTCAGGTCATTGACGCAGAGCGGTCAAATAGCCACGCACAGCAGCGATAAAGAACCTTGGCGTGTAGACCCGCTACAGATTGCACTCAAGCGCATACGCGCAGGAGAGGCGCTCTGTGAGTCTTGGCTGAAGGGCGGCAAGAGAGAGCAACTCCTTCGCCATATAAATGTTGGCGACCTTGAACCTTATGACCTTTACATGGCTGCACATACGCAGTAACATATCAACACCTAACAACTGGAGAACAACAATGAACCGCAAAGGTTTCATCGGCGGATCGGATTGCGTCCGCATCATGGAAGGCGATTGGCTAAGGCTTTGGCAAGTTAAGACAGGCCGAGTTGAGAGCGATGACCTAACCGATAACATTGCAGTGCAGCTTGGCATTCACACTGAAGGCTTCAACCTTGGTTGGTTTGAGAAGCAGCACGATTGCATCTTAGGCAAGCATCAGTATGAAGTTGAAATGCAGATTGGCATAGTTCCCGCCAAGGGAATTATAGATGCCATGTGGGAAGAGGCTATTGTTGAAGCCAAGCACACCAATGACCGCAACAATATGGAAGGCATGATTGAAAAGTATATGCCTCAGCTTCAGCTTTACTGCCACCTCAACAAAGCAAACGGCGCTTACCTATCCGTGATCTTTGGCAATGGAAGATGGGAGTCCAGCTATGTCTCGTATAACTACAACTATTTCGATTCAATGTGGGCAGTGGTGTCGGACTTCTGGGGTTACGTTCTACGGGATGAAGAGCCTGTTGGTATCGACACGCCCCAAATCAACACAGACAAGATTGCGGTGGACAGTATGGTCCGCAGAGATGCCAGCCAAGACAACGAGTTTATCAGCAGAGCCGTTGACTATCTTCAATACAAAGATTCAGCCAAGCGGTTCGAAGATGCCAAGTCAGACCTGAAGCAAATGGTCGGGCCTAACGAACGCGAAGTCTACTGCGATATGCTCACGATCAAACGCTCGAAGAGCGGCTCACTCCTATTCACGGTGCGATAATGGATAAGAACTTAGAACTCTGGAACTCAGTATGTAAATCTGATCCCAAGTATCTGAAGAAAGTTTCGCTAGGTGCGCGTAGCTTTACTTCGATTGACCCTCAGTATCAGGTCATGTCAGCAACAAGAGCCTTTGGTCCAGTGGGTCAGGGCTGGGGTTGGTATGCCAAGACCCACTTCATTAACCTAGCCAATGGCGATACGGCTGTTGTCTCTGAAGTAGAGATATGGACCAAAGAACAAGGCAATCGCTTTGGCCCATTTCCTGGGTGTCGCAAGTTTTTTGATGCAACAAAAGGAAGGATGAACGAAGACGCGCCGAAGATGTCAGTGACCGAT